GTTAGCAGTTACATCCAGACTGCTTTGCTTCCTATGGGCGATAACATCCGTACTAAACAAGCATTAAAGATTGGGGTTGAAGCTACGTCAACTAGCGGGATAACGATGAACGCTACAATTGATAGCGAGACTCAATCAAGTCCTGTGTACAACTTAGTTAGTAAGGTGTTCTGGTATAACTATGCAGCGCCAAGTATCCCTGTTCTCTGGACTAATAATGTTGGAACGGTCCTTGACTGGATTTTAGGCGGGTATAACTTATACAAAACAGACGCGCAGCAATATGGAAAATATCTAGGAATTACAGTAACATCCACTGACCCCGCCTTCTATGTGAACGGGTTTGAATTTGAACATGAACTCAGAGTGAGGTTCTAAAATGGCTGTCCCCTATACCTTTGCAACACAGACCACATCTATTCCACTAGCGCAGCTAGATACAAACTTCTCTACGCCTATTACGATTGGGACCACAGTAATCCCTCTTGGAAACGTAGCCCCGATACTAGAGAACGTAACTCTTGGAAACGTAGTGATTGCGAGTGGCAACGTCACTCTGACAAACGTCAATGTGATTAACGCCACGATTACTACTGCTAACGTAACGACAGCTAACATAACGTCCGCTTTCATTACGACTGCAAACATAGCTACAGCTAATGTCGTAACAATCAGAGCTACTACAGCAAACATAGCGACGGCTAATGTAACTGCTATGGAAGCGGTAGCCGCTAATGTAACTACACTGCGCTCTACGAACATCAATGTAACGACCGCTAATGCGACTACTGCGTTCATTACGACAGCAAATGTGGCTACAGCTAATGTCACTGCTATGGAAGCAGTAGCAGCAAACGTCACAACGTTACGGGCAACAACCGCTAACTTAACAACAGCCAATGCAACTACTGCGTTCATTACGACTGCAAATGTTGCTACTGCAAACATAACTACAGCTAATGTCGTAACAATCAGAGCTACTACAGCAAACATTGCTACTGCCAATGTAACTGCTATGGAAGCAGTAGCCGCTAATGTAACTACACTGCGCTCTACGACTATCAATGTAACGACTATTGCAACTACGGGAAGTGCTGGAATTGGTACTTCTACTTTTGTATATCAAACTCAAATCTACGGTAATGGACAACAAACAGCCGCATTAACTGACGCTGGCAATAAGGGTGGTTCGCTATTGCTGAATACGCCAACCGTTAGTGGTGGTGATGGTGGGGCGTTGTTAATTGGCGCTGGAGGAGTTACTGCAACTCCCTTTGCCGCTATTAAGGGATTATTGGTAAACGGGGGAGGCAACACTACTGGCTCTCTTGCTTTTTCAACTAGAAATGCTACTGCCGATACGGCGCTTACAGAACGTATGCGTATTGATTCTAGTGGTAATGTTGGGATTGGTACTGCTAGTCCTAGTTTCGCTAGTGGCTTGGGCGTAGCTTTAAATGGAGGCGCATCGCAAACAAGACTTGCTTTTAAGAATACATATACAGGAGATGCCTCTACGGATGGTGTTCAGTTTGCGTTGATAGCTGCTTCAAGCGGGTTCCTTTTTCAAAACAGAGAGTCTGACGGTAGTTTTGCTTGGGAAACTAATTCCACAGAACGTATGCGTATTGATTCCGTTGGGAATACCTATGTTGAGACAGGTAATCTATGGCAGTATTCTCCAGCACCTACAGCACTAGCAGCAGGTGCAAATGCTGGAACAGCAGCACAGCTTTTGGGAGGAATGTTCTCTGCTGCACAGACAACAGCAGTAACACTAACAATGCCAACAGGAACAGCTATTGACACAGGATTCCCCTCTGTCCCTGCTGTAGACATTGGGTTCTACTTTTATGTTATTAATACAGGCAGTGCGCTTGGAGCTGTTACGGTAGCTGTTAACACTAATGTTACTTCTCTTGGCTCATTAGTAGTTGCTATAGGAACTTCTGCTCAGTTTAGACTACGCAGAACTGCTGCAAATACTTATGTCATGTATCGTTTGAGTTAAGGAGATATAAATGGCAACGACAATCACTTGGATAATTGAACAGATGTGGGTTAAGCCACTAGAAGACGGTCAGGATGACGTTGTAGTGACCGCTGCTTGGCGCTGCAATGGAGTTGATGTCGACTATACATCAACGGCTTATGGGACAGCAGGCTTCACCCTAGAGCAAGGTGGAGACTTTATTCCTTATGACCAGCTCACTCAAGATGAAGTTCTTAACTGGTGCTGGTCTGGTAGCGTTGATAAGGCCGCAACTGAAGCTAGTGTAGATAGCCAGATTCAAGAGCAGATTAATCCTAAAATAACAACTCCTCCTTTACCTTGGTGATATAAATGATTAAGTTAGAAATATCAAACGAAGAACTAAACTTGCTAATGAATAGCCTCGGCAATATGCCGTATGCACAGGTATTTCATTTAATTGAGAGCATAAGAAGCCAAGCAGTGCCGCAGCTTGAGCTAGAGCAGCCTAACAAAGTAGTACAGTAAGCCAATGCCGTCACAAGAACTGTTCAATATTCTTGTAATGGCTGTAGGCGGTCTAGGTGGATGGGTATTGAAGTCTGTCTGGGAAGCTATCAGAGACCTCAAGAATGACGTTAAGGACCTCGGACATGAGGTTCGTGTTGGCTACGTTAGGCGTGATGACTTCTTAGACGCTATAGATAGGATAGAAACTATGTGTTCCCGCATCTTTGATAAGCTAGATGACAAGGCGGATAAACGATGAGAATAAATTGCCATAGACCTACCTACATTTCCTGGAAGGGGCTTCGTAATCGTTGCAGACTTAAAAACGTTTGGAACTATGCGTCGTATGGCGGAGCAGGGGTTACTTACGACCCTGCTTGGGACAGCTATGAAAGATTTCAATTAGATATGGGCAATAGACCAGAGGGAATGACTCTTGACCGGATTGACGGGACCAGAGGTTACTTCAAAGAAAATTGTCGTTGGGCAACTGCGTCTGAACAGCAAAATAATAGAAAGTGCGCTTTGTTACTTACTCATAATGGTATAACTAAAAACGCCAGAGATTGGGCCAGAGATTTAGGACTTGCTCCTGGCGCAGTTTGGAATAGAGTTAAGCTACTTGGATGGAGTATTGAAAAGGCTGTGACTACAAAAAAGGTAGGGACGGTCTATTAACATGGACACGCTCTCTACGGTTGAATTCGGCAATGATGAGTCATTGGGCGGGTTCCTATTTGAGAACGGGTTGCAGCATAAGGTGTTTCAAGAAACCTTTATGGACCAGGGAATAGCTGTCCCAGTGTTTCCAGTATCGGACGCAAACACAGATAACTTAGATGATTGGCTACTAGCCCACCAAGTAGAGCATCAATCTTTCGCTTCCTTGCTAGGATTAAACAATCCATTTAATATGTTAGATGTTAATTTCAATGATGAATCAGACTTTAATGATTGGATAGCAAGTCATCTCTACATTCATGAACAGATTGCAGCATCATTAGGGCTATAACATGGCAACTGACATCAATTACGGACCTACAAACGCTATCAGACAGCAAAAGGGCATGGGTCCTGAAGCCCCAGATAAGTCTGTTACCGACATATTGAGAGAGTATTTTAATAACGGAAACACTAAAGAGCCTAACTTTGATTCGTTCTTAACAAAGATTATGGTTCTTTTGAAAGACGAAAATAATCGTCTTGTTAAGACAGGGAATACAGTTTTCTTCTTAACTAATCTTGGAGATGGTGTTGTAGAGATGCACACAATAACCTCCGAGAATCCAAATGAATTTGCAAAAAGTTTACAAGGTTTAGCTAAGACATTGAAAAGTCAGGGATTAAAAAAGATAGTTTCTTACGCTGACCGACCTGCATATATAGAGATAGCTAAAAGAACTGGTATGCCCTGGAAGACTTCTCAAACAACAAGTGTAACTGGGGACCAGGCAGGTCCTTCTTACTTGTTTGAATTGGAGCTATGAGATGCCTCTTGTTAGAATATTAGGAATAGTAATAGATTATGTTATTCCTGAAGTAGTTGCTGCTGCCGTAATAGAAGGCACTACTGTTATAACTAGCGCTGCTACAGGGGCGGTAATATCTATTGGAGTTCCACGAAGTATAGCTGCCGGATTAATAACAGTTGGCGGAGATGTTGCCGTTGGAGGGCTTGTTGGAGCTGGTCTTGGCGCTGGTTCAGCGGCGTTAACTGGCGAGGACATTGGAAAAGGCGCTTTGATGGGCGGTGTTGGCGGGGCCGTTAGTCTTGGTCTTGGGAATCTTGCAAGTAAAACTATCTCTGGTCAAGCAGCTCAAATATTTAGCAAATCTACCGCTACATATATTGGGGAAATTGTAGGGCAGGGTATTGGAGATTTTGCTGGAGGTCTTGCAACTGGGGCAAGCGTAAAAGACTCCGCTACAATGGCTGCGCTTGGAGCTGCTCTTGGAGCTTATTCTGCGTCTGAGATAAACGCGGCTGACGCGGCTAAGATTGCAAATAAAAAACGGGAAGTTGCAAAAGGTCTGTTAGAAAAGGCAAATAAGGCAATTTACGATGCGGAGTATGATGTAGGGGCGGCCAAATATTACTTAGACCTATATCAAACAGATTACGTTAGTGTTGTTTATTATGGGGATAACTCTGTTCTGAACAGGTTATATGACTCAGAAAGGAATTACAATAAATACATTAAGAATCAGAAAACCTCTGGCCCTGCTGCTACTAAGGCTAAAGAAGACTACATAAAATCCTATGCGGATTTTGAAGAAGCGCTGATAAAATATAATGAAAAGGCGGAAGCGTTCTCTAAGTCTGAAACTGAGCTTGTAAGCGCTAACACAAGAGAAGTTGAATACGAACAGACTCTAAAGATAGCGTCTGACAAAGCTGCCGCAGACAAAGTGATTGCAGACAAGGCCGCTGCTGATGCGGCTAAAGTTGCTCAAGACGCTGTTGACAGAGCCGCCGCTGAAAAGGCTGTTGCAGACAAGGCCGCTGCTGATGCGGCTAAAGTTGCTCAAGATGCCGCTGAGAAAGCTGCCGCAACCAAAGCTGCCGCAGACAAAGTGATTGCAGACAAGGCCGCTGCTGATGCTGCTAAAGTTGCTCAAGATGCCGCTGAGAAAACAGCCGCAGCTAAGGCCATTGCTGATAAAGCTATTGCTGATAAAGCTATAGCAGATAAAGCTGTCGCCGATGCTACTGCTGCTGCTGAGAGGGCTGCCGCAGAACACGCTGCTGCTGTAAAGGCTCTCGAAGACAAAGTTGCTGCTGATAAAGTAATATCAGACAAAGCCGCTGCTGACCAAGCTGCCGCTGAGAAAATAGCTGCTGACAAATTGGCTTCTGATAAAGTTGCCGCAGACAAAGTAGCTTCTGATAAAGCAGCTTTTGACAAAGGAATTGCTGACCAAGCTGCTGCCGAAGAAAAGGCCGCTGCTGATAAAGTGGCTTTTGACAAAGCTGCTGCTGAAAGATTTATTACAGCAGAAGAGCGTCCTGTGAGATTAAAAGAAATTAAGGTATCTGCGAAAAAAGAAAGGCCAAGGAGATTAGGGGAAACAATTACGGTATCTGCGAAAAGAGAAAGGCCAAGAGGATTTGGCGCTCTAACTCAAGATTACCAGATTGAGGCAAAGATGCCTATGGGGCCAATTAAGGAGCCTGGGACTACTGAGGTTCCTAAAAAGACAAGTATTCTTGGCGACGCTCTAACTTTAGCAACATTGATTCCCGGTATGGTAGGGACCGGAGGACAGCAAGGAATTCCGCTTCCTCAGGGCGGACTTCAGGGCGGGCTAACTGCTTCTGGAACTCCTGGCCCCGGCTCTTCAGCATTGGCCCAGGTACTCAATCAAGGTGGCGCTGGCGCTCCTGTATTTGGCACTAATCAGGACAAGGGCAAGAAGAGCAAGTGGAACTTAGAGTCCCTACGGTATATGGGCAATCAGGATAAAGGAGAATAAATATGGCATCTCGTGGATTAGGAAGATTTGTTTCGGAGGGAATTGACAGCTTACTATCTCGTGGAGCTAAACCTGCTCCAGCAATAGAGAAGTCAGCAATTAAAGCGGTGGCTCCTGCGGCGGTTAAAGCTGCTTCTGTTAGAGCGTCAGCATCTCCTTATGGCGGGGCAACGTCAGGAAGACTGCCCACAATATCGAGAATGGCATCGGAAACTGCTCCTGTTGGAACGTATACTCCAAGAGATATTGCTCCAGCTCCAGCTCCAGAATTAAGAGATGCTACAAGTTCTGGTGGCGGATTTACAAAGGCTATGGAGTCTCTTGGGATAAAAAATCCCGCGTCCGCACTAGGAACTGCTGGCCTCTTAGGAGGAATGGCGCTGTATTCTGGCAATCAAGGGCAGAAAGCTCAGGAGCAGGGTCAGGCAATGATAGGCCAACAGAAAGCTATTGCTCAACCTTATCAGATGCAGGGACGACAGATGTCTCAACAGGCTTTAGCTGGAGATATGACTCCTGCTACACAACAAGCCTATAAAGCTGCTCAAGCACAGATACAACAGAACGTAGCTACTAGCGGTGGAGTTGGTCAGCAACAGGCAGGAATACAACTTGAGGCTTTTAGACAACAGTTATTGCAGAATCAGTACCAATACGGCATACAAGTGTCTCAAATAGGAGACAATATTGCTCTTGGAGCCATACAAGACTCAATGCAGCTTAATCAGAACCTAAACGCTATTAGCAACAGCTTTTATACCAATTTAGGTAGCATAGCGGCCATGTCTATGGGCAACTATAATCCAATGATGGGCATGGCAATACAATCGAGATAGGAATTTATATGGCCGATGAGACTCCAGCACTGTTAAAGCCTCCTGTTGCAAAGCAGCCCACTGCTCCAAAGAGTTCGTCTACTCTTGGAAAGTCTCTGGGTACAGAGATGGGTAGAACGCCTACGAGAACTGCTTCCCCCCAAAAAATAAATTCACAAATCCCAGAAGCAAGAGAGATTCTTAGCATGGGTGAAGAGAAGGCTAAGTTAGCGCAAAGACACGCTGCATTAGGCGGAGAGATTGCTAAAGTAGAACAGCAAAAGAAAGAGATACTAGCTCAGGGCGAACTTGAGGTAGCGACAAATCAAAAGAGAAGCGCTCAAGTAGCAATGGACGGATACAACCAAGTCCTGAAGGACTTCCCTGGCGCTGAGTTTCATCCTACTGCTAATAACATACAGTCCCTAGCGACAATCTTTGGCCTTACCGCCCTCATTGGCGAGACTATGGGCGGAGAAGGGCAGATGTCTGCTATGAACGCTTTATCCTCAATGAATGGGATGATGCAAGGCTGGCAACAAGGTAGGTCAGACTTGTGGCAGAGAGAAAAGATTCAGTACGAGCAAGCAATGAACAGAGTTAAGACTATTCATGACACGGCTTACAAGGCTATGGATACTGCTCTGAAGACTCTTCCCTATGATAGAGAAGAAGGGATGATGCTTGCTAAACAAGCTGCTGTAGCTCTGAATAGCCCAACATTGATGCACTTGACTGAACAGGGGCAAATTGAAAGAGCATATAAATTGATTGAAGACTCACAAAAAAACCTAAAAATGGTTTTTGATATGCGTATTAAGCAAGAAGACAATAATAGAAGAGAACAAGAAGCTGTTAAGAAAGCGGGTAAGGACGAGAAGAAAGCGTCTGTTCAGACTCAGAAAGAAGTTGGAAAGATTATGGTCTACGAATCATTAGCTAATGGCCTTGAGAACTTGAAGAAGACGTTTAAGCCTGAGTATGCAAATCTAGGAGTTTTAGGATTTGGGGCTGACCTTTCTTTAGAAGCTAAACGTAGATTGGGCGGTGAGGCAGGTGAGGGAGCAGTAGCATGGTGGGGCAGATACAATCAGCTACAAGCGCCTAATCGTCATGCTTTATTTGGCGCAACCTTAACTGGTAATGAGCTGAAGAACTATCAGACATTCACTGCTAAACCTAGTGACGCTGCTAATATTGTGACCAGCTTCCTTGATAATCAGATTGGTTACTCAAGAAACGAATCAAATGTTAAGAAAGAGTACGTTAAGAATGAGGGCGTAGATATTTCGGGAATTAAATCTCCTGAGTACCTAACCACCCATGACATGAAGAAGCCTCATGCTGTTGGAGATGAGGTTAGTCACGGCGGGAAGAGATACAGAGTTACTAATGTTATCCCTGGTGAAGAACATGACCCAGAACTTGAGCCTATATAATGAGATTATCTGAGATTGAAGCGTCATCTCAAGAAGCTCCTAAAGAGCCTTCAGTAAAGAAGGAGAGTGTACGCCTGTCTCAGTTACCCGCATCGGAAGAGACTTCTGAGTTTGAGACTGCTCGAAAAGCAGGGGAAAAATACTTTCCTAAGACACCTCTACCGCAAATTCTAGCGCCCACTGTTGCTGCTGGAGCTGGAGAGCTTGTTAAGGGAGCCGGTTCAGCGCTCGAGTTAGTAGCTCCTGAGACCGGAAAGAAGGTCCGTGAGTATGGACGTGGCTTTGTAAGCGGGGTTCAAAAAGGACAGCCTTTAGGTGGGATTGTAGGACAGGTAGGTTCTTATGCGCTTCCATTTGCCGCCGCACAGAGGGGCGTGCAGTTCCTTAGAGGCGGCAAAGAAGCCGCTTCATCTCTAGGTAGGGCTGCTGAGTTTGGGGCTGCTGGCGGGGCCGCTGGATTCGCTACAACACATGGCTCTACTGAGGAACGTACTCTTGCTGGCGCTCTTGGTGGACTTGGCGCTGGTGGATTTAGCATTGCCTTTGACGTTGCTACTAAAGGTCTGAAGTATGTCTCTGACACCCTAAGAAAAGCATACGGTGGAGATGTAAAGAGACTGACTGAGGACTTGAGAAGCTATGCGACAAAGCGCTCAGGCCATGAAGCTGACCTAGCTAAGACATTAGCTGACCAAGCGGAGCGTCAAGTAGGTCAAGCCGGGGTTAAGGCCGGAGAAGCTGAGAGCAGAGCTGCTGTAGCTGAGACCGCTGCCGGAAGACAGGCCCGTGCTGTAGGAACAGAATATGGAAAACTTCCTGGGGTAGCTACTAAGGAAGAGGCGGGAAAGATGAAGCCTATACCAGCTTCAGAGGAATCTGTGGGAGATAGGATTCGTGCTGCTGTAGATTCTGTTTACTCAAGATTAAAGGAAGTTCGTAACACTAATGCAGAAAAGAATAAGGCGGCTGCTTTTGGGGAGGCTCTAGCTAAAGAAAAGTCTGGCCTTCGTGTTGAGGAGACAGATTCATTCAAGACAGCTATAAAGGCTATAGATGACGCTCTGATAAACCCGGAGACTAAGTTAGCCAATGTCCCTGTCCAAGAAGTCCGTAATCAACTTACTCAAGTAAAGACTGCGCTACAGGGAAGACAAGTTGACCCGACAACAGGAATAGTTGTTGGCAAGCCGGTTAGCTTTGAGGGGCTTGAGCTAATGCGTCGTAACCTTAATGACAGAGCTTACGGCCTTCCAGCGGAGGGCTTTGACGCTATAGGGCAACAGCAAGCGGGTAAGCTGGCAAAGTCTATAGAAGGAATCATGGAAGAGTTCTCTCCTAGCATCAGAACCTTCCTTAGTCAGTATAAGAAGGATTCTGCGCCTTTACAAATATTTAAGACTAAGACCGGCAAGATATTTGAAGAGCAGTTGCCTGGAGTTAAGGGCTACGCTAAGGTTCCTTCAGAGAACATTCCTGACAGAGTATTCAAGAACAGAGAGGGCTATCAAGGTCTAATTGAGGCTCTTGGAAACAACAAGCAGTTAGCAGAAGCAGAGGCAAAGCGATACTTTGTTTCTCAAATGGAGAAGCTGGCTGGAGACCCTAAGAAGCTAGAGGGCTTTATTCGTGATAACAGAACAATGCTCAACCTAACCAATGCTAGACCCGTAGTAGAGGGTTATCTGGCCCAGGCTAGGACGTTAACAGGTCGTGAGGCTGCTGGAACAGCAAGGGCTGGTGCAGAACGAAAGACAGCAGAACAGCTACGGAAAACTACAGTAGACACTCAGCCGGCCAAGTTAGCTCAGGAGTTTGAGAAGCTGCAATCTGACCTGATTACAGCAAGAACTCCAGGTGAGGTTGCTAGACTGCATGAGTCATTAGCAGAGAAGTTATTGAGGGACAAAACCATTAATCAGCAGCAATATCAGGAAATGATGCGGCAAGCTACTAACGTATTGAAGTCAGTTGCGGATACAGAGGAAGCAAAGAGGCAAATACTAAGCGCGTCTTGGAGAGCCTTAGCTGGAACAGGGGCCGCAGGAGCAGCTACTTATCTAGGTGTAAAATCTTTAGGAGAACGATAATGGCACGGAAAATAGCAGAAGCAGGATACGGAGATGAAACTCCACCAAGAATAACCTACCGCAAGTCTGAAAAGAAAGCAGCTCCTACTAAGCGTAAGGTAGTAAGGAAAGCTCGTGGCAAGTAAGAAGCAGAAGGGGATAAATCCAGAACTTGAGAGCGCAATATCAGTAATGCTAACTCAGGTTATGAATGATTCAACAGCAAGCATTACGGATAAGACTAAGGTTATTGACCGTGCGCTCAAGCTGGAAGCAATCAAGCTGAAGATGAATGACGATGAATGGGGTTCAGGCTTCACGCTTGATGATGAGGACGAATAGGATTAAACTGTGACTATCACTAATAAAACAGGGGATATTCATGGAAGGAATAAGTTTAGTACGCTTGGCATTAGATGTGGTTACGGACCGGCTCATCACTATTTTGGCTCTGTTGATGTCATGCGGCCTAGCGTGTTGGACTATGTGGATACCGAGTGTAGAGAGGGTTGCGACCCTGTTGATATTCGTGATATTCAGTTACCTAGTGGTACTGACAAAGGAGAAGAAAAATGTATGACCGTAAAATCTTAGAGAAGACAAGCGAGGTTCCTGGTGCAGAGGATATGAACTGGAGTCAAAGACCAGCAAAGCCTGTACGCCCACAAAAGCCTTCAGACGAAACTAACAATGCTAAGAAATGGAAGCTAGGGGAAATGCCACAAGGCGGATTCCGTAGTATCTTATGTTTTGAAGACGGGGACTACTCAACCAAAATTAGCCGGACTTCCGGCGGGGGCAAAAAGGTCTACTAATGGCTAATAATATCCCGTTTCAGCCTATGGGCAAGACCTATATGCTTGCAGCTAACGCTGTAGCTCAGACTGTAGCCGTCAATGCTGACAGTCCTTGCAATCAGCTTCTTGTGTTTAATGATTCTGTTGCCGCTGTAACAGGCTATGTTAGATTTAGCTCTGCAACTGGAAGCAATGCCTCTATAGCAGTAGCAGGAACTCCAGCATACGGTTTCCCTGTACACGGACAGTCACGAAATGTATTTACTATTCCGCAATCCTATAGCGCAGGGAACAATACTGTGTACGTTTCTATCATTATGACCGGTGGAACCTCTAACGTTTATTTCACCCCAGGAGAAGGATTATGATGAAGTCTTTTCTATTAGGACGGCTTAAAGAAGCCTCTACATGGCGTGGTATTCTCATGTTCCTTACAGGCGTTGGAGTACATCTAGCTCCTGGAGTAGCTGACGGAGTTGTAGCTATTGGCCTAGCATCTGTTGGATTGATTGGAGCTTTAACGCCAGATACTAAGGCGTGATAAGTTCCAGAAGCATAGATGACTTATTGCCGCCGGTTAAAGAGCGTGCTAAAAAGTTTCTGGAAGACTGTGGGCATCAAGGGATTGATTTACTTGTTACTAGCACCTATCGTGATGCTGAGTCTCAAAATCTACTTTACGCTCAGGGACGTACTTCTGGGGGAAGAATTATCACCCGCGCTAAGGGTGGTGAATCTTTTCATAATTATAGGTGCGCTCTGGATGTTGTTCCTCTGGTTAACGGAAAGCCCGACTGGGACGGAACACATGATATTTGGGAAAGAGTAGGGGAAATAGGTAAGGCTAACGGTCTTGATTGGGCCGGTGATTGGAAGCAATTCCGAGAACTGGCTCATTTTCAATACACTGGTGGACTTACTATAGAGCAGTTGAAACAGGGAAAGGGGATAAAGTAATGGAAGAGATTAATAAGTATTTCGATACAGCTAAGACAACGCATAGCGATATATGGCAACACATGGATAAGCTCCGTGAGTACGCTGAGAAGTGCGACCATATCACTGAGATGGGTGTCCGTACTGTCGTATCAACCTGGGCCTTCCTAGCGGCCAAGCCTAAGCGTTTAGTGTCCTACGACATAGTAGACTGTCCAGTAGATGATGTTAAGCGTCTAGCGGCTCTTAACGGCATCTCCTTCGAGTTCATTAAGACTAGCACGATAGACCCTTCATTAGACATAGAAGAAACAGATTTACTCTTCATTGACACTGACCATACCTACCGTCAGCTTAGTCAGGAATTGGACCAACACGCTCACAAGGCGCGTAAGTACATTGCGCTGCATGACACTGTTACCTTCAGGGATGAGTGCTGCGGAGAAGAGGGATTGTGGAGAGCTGTTCAGGAACTAATCAATACTGGTGACTGGACTATGTGCGAACACTTCTCACATTGTAACGGCATGACCTTCCTCGAACGTATCAGCGACTAGATACCAGTCTACGATAAAGTCTTTGAAGCTATCAAGGCCGTAACCTATTAGCTTAGGAGTTCCATCTTGATGAATCTTCCAGTATCTATCTACGCTCATGTGACTGTCAGTGTCACCTGTAACAATAATCACTGTAAATTTGGGCTTACGAGCGAGACTCTTGAGCAGTATCTCTTGCCCCTTGCTAAGTTTCTCTTTGGGACGTTTCCATTCTCCAATTAGAACATGACCCTTCCTTTCTAATACCATATCAATATTAGAAGGAAGGATGTTCCCTAGTAAGCCCTGCAAGTCCTCAAAGTTAATATGGGGAGCTGCTCGGTCTCTCATCATTGACTGTTGTTTTCACTCATGTGTTCTCCTCGTCGTACGCCTTCAGAGCCTTTTTGGCAGCCATGTAAGCATCCCAAGCCGCGTCATAATCGTCCTTAGCATCCTCAACAGCCTGCACCAGTTCTTCTCTCGTACTCATGTGTTCTTCTCCTTTACTTAGAAGGGGAAAGCCTTCCTTCAAACGGATAAGTTCCTACATGACCCAATTGAACCCAGGGTGCGGCCCATATCTTGATGCCATGCTTACGGGCCAGCTTACAGAAGTGATAGTCCTCTGAGAGCAGGATGTT